GTTCTTGATGATCTCTTCAGCGTTACCCGCTTTGGCGCCGTAGCGCTCCTCGAACTCCCGCTGGGCCTCCCGGCTAGCCATTAGGCCACCACCCCACGGTAGATGCCGCGAGGATCGACAACGGCGACGCCGAAGTCCAGACGGACCTTGAAGTCAACCGAGTCAAGCTCGTAGCTGTACGGGTCGGTTCCTGCTCCCAGAGCGTTACGCACGGCCGGATCAAGCAGACCGACGAACGGCTCCTCGTTCCCGTTGAGGAAACCGATGGCGAAGCCAGGGACCTCGGCCGGGTCGGCGAACAGGTACCAGTTGTTGTTGTCGTTCCAGAACGCATCGCGGACAACCGCGTCAGCGGGCAGGATGCCCTGAAGCGGGTTGAGCGTACCCTTGTCCATCACGTTCGACCCTGCGCCAGCGGCACCCGTGTACTGAAGGTTGACGCCGGTTTCCGCGCTGTTGATGATGCGCTTCGCGATGAGTTCCATGCGAGCGTTCTTCACCGCGAGGACTTTCGGTACCACAACGATGTGGTTGCCGTCGTCGTCGAGCAGACCTTCCATCGCCGAAATCGCGGTCGCGAGAGTGTCCTCGGAAAGCGCTTCGGTTGTCTGGTTGCCACGAGCTTCCGAAAACATCGGCTGCCCGTCGGGCGCGTTGGGGTTGCTTTCGATGTAGCTGATGACCGTTTCGGCCACGAATTTGCCTGCCGCGTAACCCATATCCGCCGGGTTGCGGTTCAGCAAGTCGCCGCTGTCGTCGTTGATGATCGCCTGTCGGGTGATGCTGTACGTACCACCGTAGGTGTCGATCACGAGCGATGCGGGGTTGCGTTCCGTGCGACGCATCACCGGGTACTCGCCGTGGTCGCCGACGTAGCCCAGACCGAACAGACCGTTCAGCCCACGCAGACGACGTTCACGGAAGTCCGGTGCGTTCTCGACGCGACCGTAACGACGGTACTGCGGACTGACTTTCGAGTAACCCTGCCACAGCGCGGTACGAACCGGGCCAAAGAGGAACTGCGGGAAGTCAGCCTTCGAGTCGGCCTCCTCAAGCTGAACGTCGCGCCATTCCTTGTACGCCTCGATCAGTCGATTCGGGCCACCGAAATCTCCGTATGGATTAGCCATGTTGGTTCGGCTTCCCTTCTTATGCCTTCTGGTCGAGGTCGATGCGGAGGTAGCCTGTCGGCGTACCGCGTTCCCCGGCCAGTTCGACGACCTCACCGAAGACGGAGTTTTCGCCTTTGGTCTTGGTCAGTTTGTTTTCGGACGTGATGTACACGAGGTCACCCTTTGCAGGGGTCGCAATTTCGCCGACGGGAACCTGTGTGACACCCTTGACGAGCATCACGAATCCCTCGTTTTTGGCGATTGTGGTCAGCGCAGTGATTCCTTCAGTGACATTCGGCGCCTTCTGTTTGATGGCGATCCCGACCTTGTTGTCAACTTTCACCGGCTGAAGGTGTTTTAGGGTCGATGAACTAATCCCGTTGAGGACGTAGTGCATCCGACCTTTAGCCCAATAAGCCATTGCTTAGTCAGCCCTTTCGGTTTAGGCCGTAGCCCAAACGTCGTCGAGTTTGTCGCTGTCGAAACCAGCCTCTTCGAGCAGCGCGCCGTAGCCCGTGCCCTTAGCTGTCTTATCGCCGTTCTCATCGCGATTGGCACCCTGCCCTGTAACGCGAGTCGGTGCAGCAGCCGCCAGCAGCGAACGCTGACGGTCAACCTCGGCGGAAACCGCCTCAGTGAGAATGTCCCGTGCGGTCTTTAGAACCTTGCCCTCGTCGTCAATCTCGTCAACGACATCCAGCGAGGAGGTCGGACGACCCTCTTCGATGGTGAACTGTTTCTTGACCTCTGCCTTCCATGCGGTCGGCAGCTTGGCCTCGTCGATCTGGGCGTGCGCCTCGTCGCGAAGGTCGCGAAGTTCGATCTGGCGACCGGCGTTCGCACGTGCCTCCTCGTGCATGAGGTCGCGCTCCTCCGAAAGCGTGGACTCAACCAGCCCTCGGACGCGAGCCTCGACGATGGCGTCGATGTGCTGCTGGAAGGCGTCTGATTCCAGCGCCTCCTGAAGCTGCTCGGGGGTAAATCCCATCGCGTCTTCCCT